CTTCCGCTACACCGTCGGCATCGGCGGCAACACCTCGCCCGCGATCACCGCGCTCACCGCCGAACCCAACGGCGCCACCGTGACCGCCACCGTCGCGATCACTGACGCCGAAGATCTCTCCGGCACCACGACGCGCTTCAACTGGGGCGACAGCACCCCCGACACCGTCGTCACCTACCCGACCCGCACCGCACAGCACACCTACGCGGAGTCCGGGGCGTACGCGGTGCTGGCCACCGTCACTGACAGCCTCGGCGCCGCTTCCTACACCGCGGTCCCTGTCACCGTGCTGGTGTCGTCGTCCGATGTGGACGAGTTCAACGCGGAGCCCATCCTGGCGGCGCTCGTCACGCACATCCAGTCCCTCGGGTTGTTCGACCACGTCAACCAACACCAGCCCGACAACGCTCCCGGCCACGGGCTGACCACGGTCATCTGGCCCACCAAGCTCAGCCCTATCCGCGGCCGGTCCGGGCTCAACATCACCAGCGCCCGGCTGCCCTTCCTCATCCGCATTGCCTCGAGCCTGTCGCAGGCCCCCGCCGACTCCATCGACCCTCAGATCCTCGGCGCTGCCAGCAAGCTCATGGGCGCCTACGTCAACGACTTCACCCTCGGCGGGTTGATCAGCAACGTCGACGTGCACGGCGGCCACGGCCCCGGTCTCGACGCCGACTTCACCTGGTGGAAGCACGGCGAGAGCCAGTACCGGGTCGCGCTCATCACGGTCCCGCTCATCATCAACGACCTCTGGGAGCAGGTGCCCTGATGGGAATCCAAGGCGGCTTGGGTGACGCCCTCTACGCCCAGGGCTACGACGTGTCGGGCGACATCCAAAGCCTCGGCGTAATCGGTGGTGGGCCCGCACCGCTCGATGTCACCCCGATCAACAAGCTGGCGATGAAGCGGATCGGCGGTCTCCGCGACGGCCGAATGGAGTTCGTTTCGTTTTTCAACCCCGCATCGGGCCAATCGCACCAACGGTTCTCGGCGTTGCCCACCACGGATGTGATCTTGACCTACTGCCGCAGCACCATCCTCGGAGCACCAGCGGCAGCACTGAATGCGAAACAAACGAACTACGACCCCACCCGCGGCGCGGACGGCAGCTTCACGATGTCCATCAAGGCGCTCGCCAACGGATACGGCCTGGAGTGGGGCAACCAACTCACTGCCGGGACGAAGACGGACACCGGTGCGGCGAACGGCACCGGAGTGGACCTCACGGCGTCGACATCGTTTGGTCTTCAGGCATACCTGCATGTGTTCGCGTTCACCGGCACCGACGTGACCGTGAAGTTGCAGGACTCAGCCGACAACGCGTCGTGGGCCGACATTGCCGGTGCTGCGTTCACGGCCATCACGACAGGACCGCAAGCGCAGCGCATCCAGACCGCCCGAAACGCGACCATCCGGCGCTACGTGCGCGCGATAACCGTCACCACGGGTGGTTTCACCAACCTCCAGTTCCAAGTCATGGCCGTAAAGAACGACGTATCGGTGGTGTTCTAGTGACCCAGCAATTGCACAGGCCGTGGACGCCGAAGCTCCCTACGTCCGCGATGAAGACCTACTCGATCCAGTCGCCAATGGCCACCCACACCCGGCCGGCCACGTGTGCCGAGGTGGACTGCCCGAACTACCTCCGCGGTTGGCGCATCCACGTCGAGGCCGTTGGGCCCGAACTGGCGCACACCGCGCGAACAGCTGGTGCCCGGTTCCGCGAGGTTCAGGTATCCGAGGGACACACCTACTTGGTGTTCGAAGCCGGGCAGACCTGCTTCGGCGCATCGCGCCATCGCATCGATATCGGTCGCCCGCAGTTCTTTGTGGTCCGGGGCGGCGACTGGCGAGGCAACCCTCGCGGCGAGATGCGTCAGCACACCAAGCCCGAGTTCTGGGTCGAGGACTTCGCTGAGCACCAGCAGACGCTGGCCGACGCACAAAACAAGGGATAGGAGACGACCATGACCGTCGAGTCCGGCCTCGGCTGGTCGACGTTTTCCGTCGACGACGCTAGCGGTACCCCATGCGATCTCAGGTCCTGCACGACGAACCTGGAGTTCGCCACTCCTCGCGCCGTCCAGGATGTGACAGCCCTGACCATGTCCGCCAACGCGCGGTTGGCGCTGCTCGCGGACGCATCCATCACGGCCACTCTGGTGTTCGACGACTCCGCGGGCAAGGGGCACTCGGTGTTCAAAACCGTTCCCAGCACATCGGTCCCGCGCACCACAAGTCTCGGAGTGTCAGGGCAGACCCTCGCGATGGAAATGCTCTACACCGACTACCCGTTCGGCCGCGCACAGACCGGCGAACTCACCCACGGGGTGCCCGGCGTGCTCGCAGACGGCGCCGTCCCCACCTGGTCCTGATCGGCCGATGCCCAGGGGTCCCGGCGCCCCTGGGCAGTCCGCCACGCCGGGCAAGGAGACACCAGTGGGCTACATCGCCAACACCACGATCGACCTCGAGTTCGACCCCGAGCAGTTTCCCGGCCTCGAAGTCGTCGCAGAGGACGGGTCGGTCACCGAGTACTTCATGGTGCACGAGCTGTACTACCGCAAGTTCCCCGACCACGCGACGGCCCGGCAGGACATGCAGGAGTTGCACGACCTGCTTGTACCGAAGCTGGTGTCGTGGACGCTCGAGCGTCGGGAGGCCGACGGCAGCATCCGGCCGCTGCCTCTGGACCGGGCCACGTTCGGTTGCCTGGCAAAGAAGTTGCAGTCGGCCGTGATCGAGGCGTGGCTGGACGCGGTGCAGGGCGTGAGCCGCCCTTTGGACAAGCGGTCGCCCTCTGGCGAGCAGTCGGCGGTGGCGTCGATTCCGACGGAAACGTTGTCCGACAACCAGCCGAGCTGAGACACGCCCTGTTCGTGCTCGACCTGTGTGACCGCTGGAAGAAGACCCCTGACGAGATTCTCGCGATGGGCACCCGCTCATTGCGGCTGCTGAGCCTGGAGCGCCTGGCCAAGGGAGGTGACCCGTGACCAACGAAGTCAAGATCATCTTTACCTCGGAGGACCGCACTGCGGCCGGGTTCGCCGCGGCACGGGCCAACGCGTCCAAGGCAGGCAAGGAGGCCGCGGACGCGTTCAACCTGGAGATCATCAAGGGCACCAAGGGCACAGGCGCCAAGGTCTCCAAGCAGGTTGCTGCGGACATCACCGCCGGGGCCAAGGGGTCCGGCGAGAAGATGGGCCGCCAGGTCACCCAAGGCCTCATCGCCAGCACCAAGGACGCCGGAGAACGGGCCGGGAAGAAGTTCTCGGATGGGTTCAGCTCCGCTACCAAGGGCCTGGGCAACACCACCGGTAGGGAGATCGACTCTTCCATCACCGCCTCGACCAAGGGCACCGGGGCGAAGGTTGGCAAGCAGATCAGCAAGGACGTCTCGTCCAACCTGAAGTACAAGTTCAACTCCTCCGCCGCGGAGTCCCTGGAGAAGTCGGTCAAGGGCGCGTTCTACGGGGTGGGTGGGGCGCTCGGCGCGCAAGCGGGCGGCATCGGCCTGGCCGTCGGCGCCGGGCTGGTCGGTGGCCTGTCCGTGGCCCTGTCCGCCGGTGGCGCGGTCGGTCTCGCCGCGTTCTTCCTGAAGGACAACGAGAAAGTCAGCAAGGCCTGGGGCGACACCTGGAAGGGCATCAGTGAGGACGCGACCCGCCGCGCGGGTCTGCTCGAGGACGAGTTCGTCGACGGGGCGAAGCACGTCGCCGACGCGTGGGACAACAGCCTCGGCCCCTCGCTGGAGCGGATCTTCCGCAACGCCGAGCCGTTGGTGGACGACTTCATCCAGATGCCCATCGGCTGGCTGGAGGAGCTGGCCCCCGGCATCGAGAAGGCCGTGAAGAACGCCGGGCCCGTCGTTGAGGGCCTGGGGTCCCTCGGGGACAAGGTGTTCGGGGCGATCGGCGACGGCATCGGGGACCTGTCGGAGAAAGCCCCGGACATGAAGGTCGCCTTCGAACTCGCCGGGGACGGTGCGGCGGCGGCGTTCAAGGGCTTCTTCGGGGTGCTGGGCGACATCTCCACGTGGACCGCGGACAACCAGACCGAGATCCGGACGTGGGGCGCGACGGTATCCAAGATCGCCGGTGAGGCGACGGACGAGATCGGTCGGATCGCGGCCGCCGCGATCAACCCGATGGGTCGGGACCCGGAGAACAAGGCCAAGAACGCCGCAGGCCAGCCCAGCGTCACGAACCTGGAGAAGGCGCTCGGTGGGGAGAACGTCCCCGCGCAGGGGTCGAAGGAAGCACAGGAGCAGCTCTGGTACGACATCCGCGACATCCCCGGCGACGCACGCAAGGCGGCGGCGGCCATCGCCGACATGCTCGACCTGAGAAGCCCGATGTACCAGGGGAAGGTCGACACCCACGTGCCAGTGGGGACCGACCGCGGCATCGGCGACACGAGCAGTCAGACGGGCTACCCGCGGGTGATCCCACCGACTGCGGCCAAGGGCAACGACCTGGGGGCGGGGGTGCAACGTGGCCCGGACCTGCTGACCTTCACCCAGGCGCAGGTGAACGCGGCGCAGTCCACCCGCGACTTCAACACCGTGCTGGACGAGAACAACCGGCTGATGGACCTGGGGGTGCTGTCCGCGCAGCAGGCGACCGCGGAGGGCGGCAACCTTGTTGCGGCGCAGCAGAGCTTGGTGGAGACCGGGACGGCGTTGACGGCGTCCACGGGCAGCAACACCGAGGCGAACCAGATGTACATCGGGGCGATCCAGCAGATGAGCGCCGCGGGGTTGGAGGCGTCGGACTCGCTGCTGAACACGGTGTCCGGGATGAACAGCGCGGAGCTGGCCGCGTTGGGTGCGACGGTGCGCACGGACGGGCTGGGCAACAGCATCGTGTCGATCCCCGGCCAGAAGGACATCACGATCAACGCTGCCACCACGGCGGCGCAGGACGCGATTTCCGCTGTGCAGGGTGCAGTGAACGCGTTGACCGGCAAGACGGTGTACGTGAACGTGGTGACCACCGGCGTGACGACGGCGGCCAACGCCGTCGCCGCCGCCGCCAACAACGCGCGCGCGGCACTGGGCTACAACGACGGTGGTCTGATCCCCGGCAACGGCCCGGACGTCGACAGCGTGCCGATCATGGCTACCCCGCAGGAGTTCATGGTCAACCGGGAGGCGACCGCCAAGCACCTGCCACTGCTCCAAGCCATCAACGAAGGTGCTGGCGGTGACGCGGTGATGGCGCTGGCCAACCAAGGCGGTACGTCACGCACCGGCGGCGGGGTGGCACTGATGGACCGGCCGGTGCGCGGTGAGGACGGATCATCCGGAAACGGCGCACAGCCGACGATCCTGGTCCAGCCGCAGCTCAACTTCGACTTCGGCGCCGCACCCCGCGGGCTGTTCGACCAGCGCGTGTTCATCGCTTGGATCGCGGAGGCCCTGAAGAACAACGGCGGGATGAATGCCAACGGGTGGAAGCAATGAGCTACCCGGACAGCCCCGACGTCCTGGTCGAGATCTGCTGTGACTCGGCCACCGACCCCGGCGTGAAATGGCGCAACATCTCGGAGGACGTGCTGTGGTCGAGAGGCGTCGACATCACCCAAGGCCGTACCGACGGCTCAGTCGACACCCCGTCGGGGTCGTGTGATTTCGTGCTGAAAGATCCCGCCGGGGACTACAGCAGGCGCAACCCCATGTCGCAGTACTTCGGTTTCCTGGGCAAGGGAACGCCACTGCAGGTACGCAAGCAGCAGGAGCACGAGGAGTTCGGCACCACCGTCGTCAACGGGTGGGGCACGGCCACCAGCGGGCAAGCGTGGACGCACAGCGTCACCGGGAACGTCCCCGTCCCCACCGACGCGGACTTCGACAAGTCCGGCGGCATCGGCACCGTGGTGGTGCCTGCGGCGACCAACACCAGGATCGCCTACCTCGCCGACGCACTGCACGCCGATGTCGACCTCGAGTGCACCTGGTCCACTTCGGCCGCGGTCACCGGCGCGTTCGTCCTGCCCGGCGGACTGATCGCTCACGGCCAGAGTCTGACCGACTTCCTGTACGTCCGGATCGAGATCAACCCCGACAACAGCGTCACGTGCGGCATCCGCACCGACGACGGCGCCGTGCTCGTCGCGTCGGTCACCGTGCCCGGCCTGACCTACGCCACCGGCGTCGACTTCTCCGCTCGCCTTGTGGTGTCCGGCCGGTACCTCACCGCCAAGGTGTGGCGCACCGACCAAGGAGAACCAGTCCTGTGGACCGTCGAGGGCTACCAGTCCGGTGTGCCCAAGAAGGCCGGGTGGGTCGGGCTGCGCACCGCCACAGGCACGGGCAACACCAACGCCAACTTCGTCGTGAGCTACAAGAGCTTCGTCGTGCGTGCGGACCGGTTCGCCGGGGAGATCGCCTCGTTCAGGCCCCTCCGGGACATCTCGGGCAAGTTCACGGCCCAGGCCATCCAGGGCGCGGGGGCGCTGCGCCGGTTCTCCACCGGCGACGCAAACGTCTTGTCCGCGCTGCGCCGCGCCATCCCCGGCGCCACAGACCTCGTCGCCTACTGGCCCATGGAGGAAGGCGACTCGGCAACCCGGTTCGAATCCGCGGTGCTCGACGGCACACCCCTGGACGTGCAGTCCGACGCCCAGCCGAACTTCGCCGCGAACTCCGAGTTCCGCTCGTCAGCGCCACTTCCGACCCTCGGGAGCGCGGTCGTCGGCGGGCTCATCCCGAACTACAACGCCACCATCAACGGCAGCACCCAGCTGCGGTTCGTCATGCGTGTCCCGGACAGCGGTTCCGGTGTCGCCACTAACTCCGTGATCGCGCGCGTGTGGGGCACGGGGTCCGCGCGGCTGTGGCAGATCCTCTACCAGACCACGGGCACCCTGACCGTCGAGGCCTACGACCGAAGCGTGAACAACATCCTGGTGTCGCCCGCGGCACCGTTTGCAGTGGACGGGAAGCTCCTGCGGGTGTCGCTCGAGCTCGACCAGAACGGCGCCAACGTCGACTGGCGGCTGAGCGTGTACGAGGTCGGCGCCAGCGCGGTCGCCACCACCTCCGGAACTCTGGTCGGGTACACGATCAAGCAGGCCACCTACCTCGACTTCAACGCGTCCGCGGCGTTCACCCCCGCGGCGACGATCGGGTCCACGGTCATCGGGCACGTCACCGTCCAGTCCTCGATCACCTCCATGTCCGACGTGATGGACGAGTTCAACGCCTACGTCGGTGAGGCCGCCGGACTCCGCGCGCGCCGGTTGTGCGCGGAGAACCTGGTGCCGCTGATCGGGTACGACCTTGACGACACCGTCACCATGGGCGCTCAACGCGTCTCGCCGCTGCTGACGCTGCTGCGCCAATGCGCGAAGACCGACCAAGGCACCCTGTACGAGTCCCGCGCGGTGACGCTCGCCTCCGCGCCGGTGCTCGAGTACCGCACCCTCGCGTCCGAGTACGCCCAGCAGCCGATGCTCACCCTCGACCTGTCCGCCGGGCAGGTCGCCCCGCCGTGGGAGCCGATCGACGACGACCAGCTGGTGCGCAACGACGTCACCGCCAAGCGCACCGACGGGTCCTCGTTCCGCGCCGAGCTCGCCGAGGGCCCCATGTCGGTGCTGCCCGCGGTGTCGGGCGGCACCGGCCGGTATGAGACTTCCTACGAGGTGAACACCGAGTTCGACTCCCAACTGCAGGACGCCGCCGGGTGGCAGCTCGCGTTGGGCACAGTCGACGAGTACCGCATCCCCGAGTTCACAGTGGACCTCGGGTCGCCGAACATCACCGACGCGCTGGCACGCGCAGCGCTGGACGTGAACATCGACGACCTGGTGGTCATCACCAACGCCCAGTCGTCGCAGATCTACAACGACGTGCGGCAGCTGGCCCGCGGCTACCGGGAGGTGTTCACAAACCTCACGCACGTGATCACGTTCAACTGCTCACCCGCAGCGCCGTACGACGTGACGGTCCTCGACACCGACCCCGGCTACCTCGACGGGGAGTCGACGGTGCTCTACAGCTCGGTCACGAGCTCGGCGACGAGCCTGCTGACGTGGTCGCGGACAGAGACGTGGTCGTCGACGGTGCCGTACCCGTTGCTGGTCGGCGGGGAGCGGATGACGTGCACCGCCTGCACTGCGGCGGCACCGGCGCTCGTGGCGGCCGGGACGGCGGCGCACGCGGACAACGCATCAGTGGTGCCCGGCCTGCCCGCAGGGCTGGCGGAGGGCCAACTGCTGACGGTGCTGGCAGCGATCCGGAACTCTGGCACCGGTGTGCCGACCGTCTCGGCGCTGACGGCACTCGGGTACGTGGTGCTGATCGACGCGAGCAACGTGGTGTTGTTCGGGAAGATCGCCACGGCGGCCGACCTGCTCGGCGCCCCGACGGTGTCGTTCACCGGCGGTGCCGCGGGTGCGACGACCTCGGCGCAGATGGCCTGCTTCACCGGTGCATTGCCGTTGGTGGTGGACAGCAACAACCAGCTCAACGGGTCGGCGCAGGACATCCTCGTGTCCGCCCCGCTGACGATGGCGGGCGGCGCCTCCCTGGTGATCATGGTCGGGTGGAAGCAGGACGACTGGACATCCGTGGCCACGCTGTCGCCGCTCGCGGAGATCGGTGAGCCGTCCAGCATCCTCGGCAACGACCAGGGGCTGGTGTGGGACTGGATGGCCTGCAACGGCACCAGCACTGGCCCAACGGTCGGCCCGTCGTTCACCGTGACCGGCGGGGCCGCGGCGATCAGCCGGTCCGGCGCCGTCTGCCTACCCGCGTCCCAGACGATGACCGTCACCCGCGGCGTGAACGGCATCACCAAGGCCCACGCGGCGAACGCCGCGGTGCACGTCGCCGAGCCCGCTCGCATCGGCCTGTAGGAGGACCCGTGACGTTCCAGGCAGGCCAGAAGATCACCGCCGCCGACCTCAACCGCGCAGCGCCGTCGACGTCGACACAGCTCACGAACATCAGCGACACGGGGACCCTTACCAGCGCGGTCTACACCGACACCCTGAGCGGGGCGATCAACGCGACGTTGGCGTTCGTCACGCCCCCATCGGGGTCGATCGAGGTCACGATCCACGCAGCGATCGACAACTCAAGCACGAACTACACCTACGTCAGCTTCCGCATCAGCGGCGCTGCGGGCACGGTCGCAGCGTCCGACGACTACGCGATCAGCGCCAACGGCACAGACGACCACACCGCGTCCCGAACCACCATCATCCCTGGCCTCACGCCTGGCGCGGCCGGGACGATCACGATGCAATACCGGGTCAGCGCGGGCACCGGCACGGTCGACCACCGCAGCATCATCCAGAAGCCCATGCCCGGATAGGAGCAAAACATGCCGTACAAGCTGGTAGAGCCCACGTTCGAAGCGATCGAGTGGACCGGCGACAACGTCGAGGACCTGCTGGCGTTCGTGTCCGCGATCGTGCCAACGTCCACCTGGACACCGGAGATCATCGACGAGGCGTCCAGCGGCGGCGACCCGGCGATGATCGGGGCGGTGTTCCTGGAGTCGTCCCCGCGCGTCGGCACGGTGGTGGCTCGGCTGACGGACCGGGTGACGTACGGGCCGAAGCGTGGCACGTCGACGGCGGAGGCGTCGTTCGCGACGGTGAGCGCCGAGGACTTCGCCGCCCAGTACGTCGAGGCCTAGCCGATCGGCCACACCCACCCGCGGCCGCCGTCTTCACGCACCGGGTGGGTGGACGCGATCGAGGTGGCTGACTCTGGCACCTCGACCTCCACAGTCCCTGTGTGCTTGGCGTTCGGGAGCACCGCGAAAGGGAACTTCCCAGCCTCGGAAAGGCACCGGCCGGGCACGGCGTCCGCCACGCTGCCGTCCGGGCTGAGGCTCTTCAGGGAGGTCGGGTTCCAGATGGTGTCGACCAGGGCGGCGCCGGTCTCGGAGAGGGTGCCGGTGGTCATGGACACGGTGAGGACCACGGTCTTGTTGCCCGCTGCTGGCGGAACGCTGTTGGTTTGGCAGGCGGGATTGATGTCGATCTTGTCCACGGTGAACTTGATTTGGCACGACTCGATGCTGCCGTCGCAGTCCAAGCCGGACACCTGACCGAGGACTTTCGGGAGGAAGCCCTGCGGGGTGAGACCGCCGGCGCTGGCCGTGATGGCAGGCGGGGCAGGGGTGGTCGCGGTCGTGGCGCTCGTGCTGGACGTGCTGGACGTGGGCGCTGCCGCTGGTGCAGGTTCAGGGGCGGTACCGCAGGCTACGAGCGTTCCGGCGACCGCGAGGATGAGCAGTGGTATGCGCATGCCGGGAATGTCGCACAACCGCGGGCACCGCGTTACCCGAGCGCTCCAGCGCCAGGGGCCGCAGGGCACTGCGGTGCGTTGAGCAGTTGGCGGAACTCGTTGGGGACCGCGATCTCCGCGACCATGTGCTCCCGGATGCGCCGCTCGTGGGCTGCAACTGTCTCGGCGGCCCGCATGCCGTCGGGGTGTCCCCACAAGAGGGTGTTGACCACACGCCGCCTGGTCCGCTCGGGAACCTGCTCGAGCTCCAGCGCCTGCTCGACCATCGTGATGACCATCTTCGCGTGGGCCAGCTTGGCCGCGTGCGTCAGCTGCAGCCGCTCAGCCGCGCTCTCCAAGGCCTCTGCTCTGAGCGGCGTCCATGCACCCGTGTCATCCACGGTTGCACCCGGCCGCCCACGCGGCCATCAGCCGGTCCCGATCCGCGTCAAGGCAGTCGATCGCGAACTCGCGCACTACGTCCACCTGCTTCAGACCACGCCGGTTGGTCGCGTCGTACTTGCCGCCGTGGCTGAAGCAGTGCACACCGCCGACGTCGGGGGTGGAGTAGTGGAACTCCGACACCGCGAGTGCCCAGGCCTCGGGCTCGTCGTGGGTGATGGTGACGGGCACGCCGTTGAGGGTCCGCAGGATCACAGTCATGAGTCCTCCTCAACTTTCACCGGTGCTGCCGGGTCAAGCATCGCCCCCGCCGGTCGGCAGCTCAAGCTACGTGAAATTGGGCCAACGCGTGAACGCAGGATGCTCCGTACGCCATGCCTTGATCCGGCGCGCAACGTCCGGTGTGACGCACACCTGATTACCAACCCGAATGACCGGGATCTTGCCGAAGCGCACTTGGCGGTGCAGCAGCGACATGCCCACCCCCAGCTCGTCGGCGAGCTGGCGGATCGGAACAGGAGGTTCGTACACAACTGTGCATCTTGCCCCGGGCGGCGGGAAGACCCACGCGCCTGGCGGATCTTCGACCGCAATCGGGATGTGCATGCCTCAAACCGTACACGGGCGTGTACGGTTTGAGGCTGAGCGGACTCCCAACTCGACCAGACTCCTCAGGAGGCACGGTATGGCCGTCACCCTCGACCGCCGCGCACTCAGACGCGCCGCCGCCCTCGTGCTCGTCATCGCGACGGCGGTCGTCCCGACCGCCACACATCCCGACCCGGCGCTGGTGATCTGGCACGAGGGCCCCGGCACGTCCGGCCGCGGGCCCGACCAGGTCCACTACGTGATCTGCGTGCCCGCCGCAGACCCCGTCGACGGGCCGCTCACCGAGGTGCTCATCGACCCCGCCGAGGCCTACCCCGTCCCGGACCTCGTCACCGGCCGCCACCGCTTCAGCCAGGGGCAGCCCTGCCCCGACGGCCCCGCCCGCACCTGACCCTGCTCAACCGGAAGGACTGATCCAGTGAGCACCACCTCCACCCACGCGGGTGCCCGGTTCGTCGCGTGGTCCGGGTTCGCCCTCGGGAGCCTGGTGTCCATCGCGGGCAACTGGCTGGCCGCGTGGCTGGCCACCCCCGAGAACCCCCACCCC